AAGATTGCAATAGTCTCATTGTCTTTTGTTTAGGATATGTTCGTTCAGCCCAAGACTTAGTTTTTAATAAAAATTTCCAAAAGTCTTTAAATTTAAAATATGTAAAACCATCTGTATCTGTAAATGCAATGCCTCGCATAACATCTTTGAGCTCTTTACCTGGAGTTTTGTTTATATAATCTGCTAGTATTTCTTTTAGCTGCACATCTAATTTAGAAGACTCTGGTGCAGGTATAGTCTCTAAGTTTGCAAATAATTTTATTAATAACCTACGCCATACGTGTTTTGCCACCGGCATCATTGGCTTACCTATCTGGTTCATACAAGCTAATGAAAACTTCTCTGGGTCATGAAGTGTTGCATCATCTACTTCAACACTTTCGCCATCTATGGATGCAAAGTATATTGGTGGGTCTGAATCATACTTTCTAATCTCTGCTATCTCTGGTGGAGGTGTGTTATCTCCAACACCAAACTTTTGCAATACGCATTTCTTTGCATCACAGAAACTATGTATTGGTTCATCTTTGCATTTGTAATTATATTCTTTGCTATCTAACGATCCGATAAGAGTATTTATTTCTGTTGCATCTAATGGTGGAGACATAAACTTTGTGTTGTAAGTAAACATATGTCCTTGCCACTCTTCTTTGTCAGGGTATCTTTTCTTTAAATAAACACCTACATTGTACATACAATTATTTCTTTGTCCGTCTGGAACTCCATCACTTAGTAAAGTGATTAGACATGGGGGCATTCCTTCAAAGTGATCTTTCTTTTCTTCTTTGTTTTCTATTTTAAATTCATTTAACTTTTCTATTGTTAAAGATATTTGTTCATGTAAATCAAAAAATTGTTCTAGCGTTAAAGTTTCACCATCTAGTCCATATGCATATCTAACTGTTCTACCATTACCATGATAAGGTAAGTTTAAAAAACTTCCTGTGTCTCCTCTATCTACTCTTATATAATCTTGTTTAGGAAATATCTCTACACCTGCAAACCCCATTGCAGATGCAATCAACTTTAATTTTACTCGCATTACTGTTGC